TCAATGGCACGATGGTCGAGGCTATTCGTTACATGAAGGGCGAACCAGATATGGTCAAGCTTTATCAGGATATGTATCTTCAGTCGATTGCTCTGCTCAAGAACTTGGGTGATGGCAAGCAGCGTATGGATGCGTACCGTGATGGGCAAGTTAGGACGCAAGTTCAATGAGTATTGTTCAAACACAAACCACATCGTTCAAGGCCGAGTTGTATCAAGGCATTCACGATCTGACTACAGACGTAATCAAGATTGCCTTGTACACAGCAAATGCAAACTTGAACGAAACCACGACTGTGTACACCACTGATGCGGAAGCAAGCGGTGGAAACTATGCGCCGGGTGGTTTGGTGTTGACACCTATTACAGTGAATAGCTCAGGCTACACGGCATACGTTGGGTTTCCAAATGTATCGTGGACTGGTGCTATCACTGCTCGGTGTGCATTGATCTATAACTCTACTCAGGGCAATAAATCTGTTGCTGTGCTGGACTTTGGCTCGGACAAAATCTCTACAGCAGGCGGAACATTTTTAATCACCATGCCGGAGAACACGGCATCGGCGGCACTTATCAGGAGTTCAAATTGATCGTTACCACTACAAAAGGCGACATGGATGATTCTTTGCTGGAAAAGCGAGAAGGCACTGTGGACAATGACAATGAATTAACTAGTTGGGTTGAGTATTGGCTGGATGGTGAGCTTGTTCACCGTTCTGCCCATGTGACCCTGAAAAAGATGCCACCGATTGGCGGCGAAGCAGCTTCAATAGCGTAAAGGAAAAATTATGGCAAATACACAAGCGATGACAACTTCGTTTCTGGGCGAAGTACTCACAGCAACACACAACTTCGGCACTGCCCCCACCCGTGGGTCTGGCGCTGCTGACACATTCAAAGCGGCTTTGTACCTGACTTCCGCAACGATTGATGCTTCGACTACAGCCTATTCTGTTACTGGTGAGGTGTCTGGCGCTGGGTACTCCGCTGGCGGTGTAGTTGTTACCAATGCAACTGCACCAATTGCAACCAACTCCTCCGTCACTGCGGGTGTGGCTTACTGGACACCGTCGGCTTCTATCAGCTACACCACGGTCACTTTGAGCACAGCGTTTGATGCGGTGTTGATCTACAACTCCACGCAGAGCGACAAGGCTGTTAGCGTCCACACTTTTGGTTCACAGACCATCACTGCGGGCACTTTCACTTTGACCATGCCTTCAAACACCACATCAACCGCTTTGCTGCGTTTGGCTACCACCTAAGAGGTAGTTCATGTCTCTCGGCTGGGGTGACGATACATGGAGTAGCGGCCCTTGGGGTGGAGGGACTGTCTATCCAACAGGCGATTCGGCAACTGGCTCCGTTGGGTCAGTCTCGCCTGATCGTCTTATCGCGCTCACCGGGGTATTGGCTTCTGGGAATGTTGGGAATGTTACCGAGACAAACAACCCAACCGAAGACGGCAACATTGCATATGGAAACGTAGGCAGTGTAGGGATTTCCCGCATAGTTGCCTTGTCAGGGGTTTTGGCATCTGGCGCTGTTGGTTCTGTTACGCACAGTAAAGATGTTGCCCTGACTGGTAATTTGGCAAGTGGCAGTGTTGGAACTGCCTTGGTGTCGAATACGCATGGGCTGACAGGTAATCTGGCTTCCGGCGCTGTTGGTACGGTTATCGCAGACAAGATCAAGGCTCTGACTGGTAACGCAGGGGATGGCGCAGTTGGTACAGTGGTTCAAAGCGCAGCGGCAGACCTGACAGGGGTTTTGGGATTTGGTTACCCCGGCGGCGTGATTGTTCCGCTGTTGCCACTTTCTGCCGAAGGCTTGGTTGGGTCGGTAACTGGAGACAGGGAGATTGCCCTGACTGGTAACTCCTCCAGCGCGGCTGTTGGGTCGGTTGACAAAGGCCCAAGGGAGTTTGGTTTAACTGGAAATCAAGCTTTGGGATCAGTAGGAACTGTATTTGCGGTCTACTGGAAATTGATTGATGACACGCAGTCCATAAACTGGCAAAATGTCAATACCCCGCAGAACCCCGGCTGGGTGCTGATTGATGATGAACAAACCCCTAATTGGGAAGAAATTGAGGTAACTACATGACAACAGCATACACAACACTCTTGGGGCTGGCGCTTCCAGTAACGGGTGAGCTTTCTGGGACTTGGGGCGATACGGTCAACAACTCCATCACCCAACTGACAGATGACTCTATTGCTGGCGTGGCCACACAAAGTGTTGCAGGTGGCGATTGGACACTGACTACTACTGGTGGCGGCGCATCCAATCAGGCGCGGATGGCGATTCTGATCCCAACAGGCTCTCCCGGTGTTTCACGAAACATCATCGCCCCGTCCAAGAGCAAGGTGTATGCGGTTATCAATCAGTCTGACAGTGATGTTGTCCTCAAAGGCGCAGCAACCTCGGGTGTTTTGATCCCTACTGGTGCGGCAATCCTGTGTGCTTGGAACGGTACAGACTTTGCTCAAGTGACCACATTGAAGGTCACTCTGGGAACCACGGCACAGCGCCCCTCCACTCCTGCTGTGGGTATGCTGCGCTACAACACGACAACCAATGAATTGCTGCTGGCATACTACACCTCTCGTTTCATTAAAACCAAACCTTGTTGACGGTCAAATTCTTTGAAGCCGAACAAGGCAATTAATTTCTGCGCTTTTACGTCATTTTCAAAGGGGGTAGCATACACCTCTGTATACCTTTTGTCTCTGAAATTTGCAAGCAATCCTTGGAAAATCTGCTTATACCGCTTGAACTTTGACGGCGTCCAAGACCCCTCGCTCAGGTTCATGTGCAGTGCTATTTTAGTTCTATTGAACAGGTAATCCCCCAGCACTTCAACGTCTGCGTCTTGGTATAGCGTTTCACGAGTGGGTGGGATCATGGCGAAGACAAAGCTGACACAAATGTGATTGACCCAATAGCAGATGGTACTGCGGGGTACGGCATGGGGGTTGTTTGGGCTGCTTGGTAGTCAATATAGATGCCTGTTGCACCGCCAGATGTAGCGGCTTGGTCTGTACCCCACCACAAACCAACAGAGTTCCCGGCTTGCAGCGTAAACACAACTTCAGAATACCCGCAGACATAATTAGGTCTCCCCACGCTTTTACGTGGTTGTACAGTAAAAACTGTTGTTGAATTTGGTACATCGTCACCGGATGTAGAGCCATCTATGCGTAGCCAAACAATAGCGTCATGCGCGGCGTTGTCGTTGTTGGCAAACTGGAGGCTGTAAGTTATTTTGTAGATGCCCGGAACCTGCGCCGTGGCCGTATTGTTTGCATTTAGCGTAAACCCAGTACCTGCATCCAACGAAGTCCACTGAATTATGGTGGGGGTGTTTGCAGCCGTTGCGTATTGAAGCGCCGCGTCAGATGCTGCAATATGAGGAAACGCAATGTACTTGCCACCATCTGGGCCAAACAACTCTCCAAACGCATTTTGTAGTTGGTTAAAGTACAGACGCAAAACGTTTGTAAACTGATCCTGATAGCGGCGCTCGTACTGATCCGTACCCAGTGGTAAGTTGGGTGGTGCAGGGGTAATGATCCTGTTCTTGGATGTCATCAGCGCCTGCCGTCAGGACGAATATCTATACGCGGAGCGCCCAGTTGCCAGACTGTGTTGATCTGGTTGGAGCTAATCTTGAAGATCATCTGGCGACCACGCATGCGCGTGAAGATCATGCCGGTAAACTGCTCGGTAATCACGTACGTACTACTCTTAGCCACGGGCTGGGCGGCTGTACTTGTCACGCCAGAGCCTGAATTTGCCAAGCCGTAGAGCGTCATGGTCACAGAAGGCGTATCCCCCGTGGGAGAGTTCTCAGCGTTCTCAAAGGTCAGATCAGGAAGGACGCGCCACACAAAACCAAAATTATGTCCGTCGCCAATGTCAAACTCTGAGGATGAAATGTAGGCATCAATAGCGGTAGTTGTTCCTGTTTCATTGTTGTTCAACCCATTCTCGTGATACACCAAGTTGTTGCTGTACGTAGCCGCCAAGGGGTAGTCAAGCAAACCAGAATCGAGCCACGCTGTGCGTTGCATTGTGCCGTAGTACCAGATTTTCTCTAGGTAGTTATAGATGACGTAACGGTCAATTTCGTTGCTACCAGAAGAGCAGTAGAACCACCAGACTTCGTTAAAGCCTTCGTTCGTACCAGCAAACACCTGCGCAGCTTGGGCTTGGTTAAAGTCTCCAAATATGTGGCGACGCAGGTCACAGTTAAGCGTTTGCACACGGCCATCGTAGGAGTAGAACTTATCTACGCCCATCCAGTACACAATACCAGAAGCAATCACAGCAGCGTTGGGGCCTTCAATAGAGATGTTGTCACCCAGCAGTTGGGGTGCCCAGACATAAGGGGGGCCAAGGTATTGCAGTGAATACACAGCCGAGTCGGTAAACACCAGCACCTCTTGACGAGTCTGAACTGTAGCCACAATCTCAGAGCCGTGGGACACCCGCACAAAACCTGCTTGGTTAGTGGGATCAGGCGTCCAGTTGTATGGGTCATCTTGCGCTGACCAGCGAATCAGCATGGGGTCAAGCACTGCACTGCCGTAGTCGTTACAGCCAAACACAATAATGAACCTAGAGGAGTCTGATACTGTAATGCTGTTTTGTACAGTTGGCACGTCAACAATAGTAGACACTGCGCCCGTGCCAGAGGAAGACGTATTAACTTCAGCACCTGCTGCATCTAGCAGATTAAACGTTAGGCCGTTGACGTTGTACACATAGTAAGTAGTACCCGCAGTTACACCTGTTGGTAGGGAGCCACCAGAGAATTTGAGCGCTGCGCCTTCTGTGTATAAAACGGTTGAAGTTACAACTGTGGGAGATGCGTTAGTAAACGATACTGTACCGCCAAGAGAGTTGAGCAACACGCCACGGGTTGTTATGCCCGCAGTTGCATCCCAATAGTACAGACCGCCACCGCGTGGGCCAAAGACCAAGTCTTCGCCGTAGTTAATCTGGCTCCAAAGCTGTAAGCCAGTAACAGATGTTGTACCTACGCCCCAAGCACCAGCGCCCCAAGCGCCAGCGCCCCAACCTGTTAAGGGGATTGCAAACGCAGGGCCAGCGTTAAGTTGATACGCTGCAACAACAGCCGAGCCACCCGACGCCCCCGCCGCGACTACAGATGATGTTGTGATTGTGTACGAGTTAGCGTTGACTACTGTAATTTGAAACTCAGCGTTAAAGGTAGCCGCGTATGCGCCCGTAACCCCTGAGAACGTAAC